GGCCCCATGGCGGCCCCGCTGCCCCCCCCCTGGGGCACCCGTCAGAAAATCTGGTTCCATCTCGGCGGCTGACGGCCCCAGCCCGCCCCCCTTTTCCCCCTCACCCGGCGATATTTTTTTTTGGAGCCCCGGCATGCGGCCACAACTCTTGCGAGCCCCCGTCGCCTCGCTTGCATTTATTTATATGTGCGCGAGCGCGAGCCCGTCGCTGGCGGCGAGCGATGCGTTTGCGGTTGGCGGTGCGACGGTGAGCCTGGCGGTGACGGGGACGACGGGCCGGGTTCAGGTTCAGCCCTCGGCGGCGAACCCGAACCTGCGGATTTACAACGCCGGCACGGTTGCGGTGTTTTTGGCCTGTGGCGACGTAACCATCGTCGCGACCCTTGCCGGCAGCATGCCGGTAGCGCCTGGGACGGTTGAGGTGATTGAGTGCCCGCAGCCGTATGTAGCGGGGATCAGCGGGGGCACGGCGGCGACGGTTTACCTGACGCCGGGCAACGGGCTGTAGAGCCATGCGCTGGGCATTACCGGCGGCGGTATTGGCGGCGGTAACGCTGTCGAGTGCGTCGGCTTACGTGCGGGGTGGCCCGGGGGTGATGCCGCACGGGCACCACCGGTTGAAGTTGCCGGTATTGCCCCCGTTGGATGGGTTGGTGGGGGCGGCGTCCTCGGGGGCGTATGGGTTTCGGCTGTTGCGGACTGGGGCGCCGAGCGGGGTGCGGCTCCGCCGGGCGAGCGACAACGCTGAGCTTGACATAGGCTTCACGGCGACCGGCGACATGGACGCGGCGCTGGCAGGGAGCCACTGCGCGGCCACCAGCTGTTTTGTGCGGAGTTGGTACGACCAGAGCGGCAACGGGCGGCACCTGGGCAATGCGACGGCGGCGGGTCAGCCGCAGCTGATATTCAATTGCCAGAACACGCAGCCGTGCATGGAGGTTGTGGGGGCGGGTCAGGGCTTGCCGAGCGCGGCGAATTTCACGCCGGCGACGGGGGTAATGAGTCTCTCCGTGGTAGCGGACCGGAATGGGGGGACGGCGCAGTGCATATTGCTGCGGATGAACGGGAGTTCCAACCAGCTGACGACGGCGAGCGGGGCGGCCAATGCGTGGTGGTGGGTTGGCGGCACCAGCGGGACCTTGGTACCGGCGCCGCTTGATGGGGCGTGGCATGCGTTTGCGGGGACGCTGAACGGGGCGTCGTCTTACGCGTATGTAGATGGGGTTGCCACGACGGGGAGTGCGACGGGGAGTGTGGTGGCGGGGTTGGTTTCGAACGCGGGTCCGGCGACGGGGAGTTGTCGGCAGGCGGAGGCGGTATTTTGGGATAATTACGCGCTGTCGCCGACGGAGCGTGCGGCGCTAGTGACGAACCAGCGCAATTACTGGGGGTTTTGATGCGCTGCTGGCGCACGGCCCTGGCCGCGGCGGGTTTGGTGCTGCTGCGGGCGGACATGTACCCGGACGCCTCGAACGCGGTTATGCCGGCGGCGTCGGTGAATTTGGGTGCGGCGGCCTCGCTCTCGGCCTTTGGCGGGCGGTGCGACGGGGTTGCGGACGACACGGCGGCGTTTCTTGCGGCTAGCGTGTGGATGATGGGGGCGGCTCAGCGGGTGGTACGGTTGCCGGCGGGCGTGTGTACCACGAGCGCGACGATCGGCTGGGGTGACGGTCGTCAGACCAGCACCGCGCTGAGCGCGGGGGCGTCTGGGTCGAGCCTATCGGTGGGCAGTTGCGCTGGGGTTGTGGCGGGCGACGCGGTTGCGGTGCGGCGCGACGATGGGAGTTTGTATCGCGGCACGACCGGGGGCTGCGCCGGGGCGGCGTTGGCGGTGAGCCCGGCCTGGTCCGGCACGGCGGCGAGCGCGGGAGCCTTGGTCTACACGGGGCGGATTTCATCGAGTAACGGCGGCGGGTTTTTGGGGCAGGGGGCGGCGCAGGACCAGGATGCGAGCGGCGCGGGGGCGGTAACGACGATCCGTTACACCGGGCCGGCCGCCGCGAGCGCAGCTACGGTCGGGGTGACGGCGGCGGGCTCGCGCACAATTGTTCTGGACAGCGCCGCGGGGATCGCCATGGGCACGCCGCTTCAGGCGGTGCTTGACAATGGCGACACGTTTTGGACGAGCGCGCGGCTGACGCCTGCGGGCACCACTCTATATATAGAGAACGAGGTGCCGGCGGGGCGCAGCATTCCGGCCGGCGCGAGCATCCTGATCGCGAGCAACCCGGTGGTGCGGGTATCGGGGCCGATCGTCGACCCGGTCCTGACGGGCATTCACATCGACGCGGGGAACCTGGCGGCGATCGGGCTGGAGCTGGTGCACGTGATCCAGGGGCGCGGCACGGGCGGGCCGGGCGGGGTGAGCGTGGCGAACCACACCGGCATCGGGGGGTATTTTCGCACGTGGCCGGCGCCGTTTGGCAATTACAGCGGCAGCGTCAATGGGGAGTATGAGTTTTCCGCGCTGAAACCAGCCAACAACCGGGCGATTGGGTTGTGGCTGTTGGGCCCGGCGTTGAACAACATGGCGTATAGCCGCAACCGCTTTCACGGCGGCACGCTGATGATGGGCGGGCACGACGCGGCGGCGGCGGCGCTGAGAGTGGAGCACGCCGACAACAACGTGTTTCTGAAGCCCTTCACTTACTATAGCAGCGGGTACTTCACGCCGGGCAATCTGGGGGCGGGGCTGTACCGGCAGGCCAGTATTGATGGCGGCAACTTTCCGGTCGAGAACACGTATTACGGGGCCGCGTTTCTGGGCGGGGTCACCGACGCGCCGGCGACGGGGGTGTCGCTGGGCGCCGATTTGTTTCTGCAATATGGCACGGGCGATGGGGAGCCGCTGCCGGGGCGCACCAGCGGGCCGGGGCTCTCGACCGCCGGGTCCTTGTTCAACCTGAAGGATTTGTCGTTTGTCAGCGGGGTATCGAGCCCGGCGACGCTGAATTTCCGCGACCCGTCGGGGACCTACATCTGGGGCCTGGGGCGTGGCGGGCCGAGTGCCAACGGGTTATCGGTGGAAAGCCTGAGCGACGTTGGGTTTTACGTCGGCGCGGGTGCTATTGGCGGCGGCGGTCTGGCGCTGGCGATCGATTTCAAGCGGCATTTGCGGGCCAGCGGCCCCGCCCCGGCGCTGACCGCGTGCGGCACGTCCCCGGGCGTGGTTGGCAGCGACGTGGCCGGCACGGTGACGATGGGGACATCCTCGCCGGCGGGGTGTGTCATCACCTTTGCCCAGCCTTATGTGGCGGCGCCGATCTGCAATGTGAGTTGGCGGGGCAATTTGGCGGCGATGGGGTACACCACAGCGCCGGCATCGCTGACCTTGACGCAGACGCCGACCAGTTCGAACAAGGTGGATTACGCTTGCTGGGCGCAGGCGGGCGGGTGAGTTGTCGGGTCTGGCGCTGGTGGCGGGGGTGGTGCTGGTAGTGCTGCACCGGGCGGATGGCGGTGAGGTGGCGGTGGTGCCGGGCCACGTGACCAATCTGCACAGCGCAGCCGCCCCGCAGAACAAGGTGGTGGTGGGTGCGGCGCGCTGCGTCTTGGGGCTGGACGACGGCAAGTATCTGAGCGTGTTGGAGGCGTGCGGCGAGGTGCGGCGGCTATTGGAAGAGGCGGCGGGGCGGTGAGCGCGGGCCAGATCCAGTTACCGGCAAAGCTGGTGCCGGTGTTTAGTGGCGAAGCCTTGTACCGCGGTGCCTATGGCGGGCGCGGCAGTGCCAAATCGCGCAGTTTTGCCAAGATGGCGGCGGTGCACGGGTTGCGCTGCGCGATGGCGCGCGAGAGCGGTGTCATTGTCTGTGGTCGAGAATTTCAAAACTCGCTTGACGAGTCATCCATGGCGGAAGTCAAGCAGGCGATCGAGTCGGAGCCCTGGCTGGCGGCGAATTACGAGATTGGCGAGAAGTACATCCGCACCCGCGACGGGCGGATCGATTTCAGCTTTGTGGGGCTCAGGCGAAATATCGAGTCGGTGAAATCGACTGCCAGAATACGGCTTTTGTGGGTCGACGAGGCGGAGCCGGTGAGCGAAGTTGCCTGGATGAAGGCGATCCCGACGGTGCGCGAGGAGAACGCCGAGATTTGGGTGACGTGGAACCCGGAGAGAAGGGCCAGTGCCACCAACAAGCGGTTCCGCGAGAACCCGCCTGACAATTCCCAGATCGTCGAGGTGAACTGGCGCGACAACCCGTGGTTTCCGGGGGTGTTGGAGCAGATCCGGGCGGAGGACGAGGAGAAGCGGCCGGAGCAGTACCCTCACATTTGGGAGGGTGACTATGCGACGGCGCACGCCGGGGCGTATTACGCGGCGGCGCTGTCGGAAGCGGCGCGCGAGGGGCGGATCGGGCACGTGACCAGGGACCCGCTGATGGCGGTGCGGGCGTATGTCGACATTGGCGGCACGGGGGCGCGGAGCGATGCTTACAGCTGCTGGATCTGTCAGTTTGTCGGGCGCGAGATCCGGGTGTTGGATTACGAGGAGGCGGTGGGGCAGCCGCTGAGTTTTCATGTGGACTGGTTGCGGGAGCGGGGGTGGGGCAAGGCGCAGGTGTTTTTGCCGCATGACGGGGCGACGCACGACCGGGTATTCGACGTGTCGTTCGAGAGCGCGTTTCGCTCCGCGGGGTTCAATGTGGAAGTGATCCCCAACCAGGGGCGGGGGGCGGCACGGGCGCGCATCGAGGCGGCGCGGCGGATGTTTCCCTCCGTGTGGTTCAACGCGGAGACGACGGAGCCGGGGCGGGACGCCTTGGGGTGGTATCACGAGCGGCGCAGCGAGGATGTGCGCGACGTGGGGCTGGGTCCCGAGCACGACTGGTCGTCGCACAGCGCGGACGCGTTTGGCTTGATGTGCGTCGCGTACGAGACGCCGGCGGGGCGGCCGGTAAAGATGAAGTACCCGGCGCTGGGGCTGGTGTGAGCCTTCGCGAGCTGTTGGACGGCGTGGGGCTGGACGACGCGGCGTGCCGGTTTGCGGTGCTGGGGGCCTTGGGCCTCTTTGCCCTGGTGGTGCTGTTTTTTGTCGGGCTGTCGCAGAATTGGTGGCCGACGCACTGCCCGGGAGGGGTGCTGCGGTGGTGGTGGCAGGGGCGGTGCTGAAGGTGGGTGTGCAATGACCGCAGGCATCTGGTTCTGGATCTTGTACGTGGTGTGTCTCGTCTTCAGCGGCGGCTGGTACTGGCGCAACCAGGCGACATTGCAGCCCTACGGGCCCTTCAGCCTGATTTTCTTTGTGCTGATCGGGTTGTTGGGGTGGGGGGTGTTCGGGGCGCCGATAAGATAAGGGGAGAACTGATGTCCGATTACGGGATGATGCAGGAGCGGGTGCGGGTGGCGGCTGGCCGGATTGCGCCGCAATACGTCGACGTGCCGGCGATTTACCCCGCCGCGGGGCCGCCGGTGGCGGTGGGCTCGGTGCTGCAGTGCACCCAGGGCAACTGGTTCGGGGTGCCGACCTCCTATGCCTATCAGTGGAAGCGCGACGCGGTAAATGTCGGCACCAATGCGGCGACCTACACGCTGGTGGCGGGTGACAGCACGCACAGCATTACCTGCGTCGTGTCGGCGACCAACGCCAACGGCACGACGGCGGCGCCGGCGAGCAATGCGATTGCGGTGCCTTGAGGTGAGGGAGAGACCATGAGCAGCAGTGACGCGCGGATGTTTGCCGACCTGGTGGCGCGGGTGGCAAAGCTTGAGACGCGTGCGGGCGACACGGAGAGCGAGGTCCACGAGCTTGCCGAGCGGGTGTTTGGCAAGGATCTGGCCGACGAGTTGTACGGGCCGCAGATGGACCACAGCATGGACCGGGCCGATCGGGCGGCGCTTCTAAAGCGGGCGATCCCGGGGCGGCCGACCGGGCCCAGGGCGGCGTGACATGCCGAAACTGACCCCATCCGGCAAAAAGACGGCGGTGGCGGATGTCGAGGGCAAGCTGGCGGGGCGCTACGGCAAGGGCGACCCCAGGGTCTACGCGACGCTTAATAAAATTGGGCTGATGCAAGGCTCACGCGTGACGGCAAAGGGGCGAAAAGCCGCCCGGGGCAAAAGGTAGACCATGTTCGGCAGCTACGGCGCCGACCGGCCGGCCCCGGTTCTGCAGGGGCTCGAGCTCGACGACCTGGAAGAGGACAACGTCAAGCAGATCATCCAGCAGGAGCTCGACTCAGCCTTGGGCCAGGACGGCGGCACGCTGGCTTCGGAGCGGCTGGCGGCGCTGAAGTATTACGAGGGGGAGCCGTTCGGCAACGAGGTCGAGGGGCGCTCTCAGGTGGTGATGCGAAGCGTGTTGGAGGCGGTCGAGTGGGTATTGCCGGCGCTGATACGGATTTTCACCGCCAGCGACCAGATCTGCGTGGTCGAGCCGCCGCTGCCGGGGACGGAAGGGCGGGCAAAGCAGGCGACCGATTACCTCAACCACATTTTCTACCGGGACAATGACGGGTTTTTGATCCTGCACGATTGGTTCAAGGACGCGCTGTTGGAGAAATTGGGCTGGGTCAAATACTGGTGGGACACGCAGCGGACGACGGAGACGCAGAGCTACACCGGCCTCACCCGCGAGCAGTACGACGCCCTCAAGGGGACGGACCCGGACGTCGAGGTGGTGCGGGAGCGGTCATACCCGCAGGAGGCGGACAGCTTTAATCTCGACCGGCCTTTTGTGCCGCCGCCACCGCTTCCTGGGCCGCCCGCAGGTATGCCGAGTGTGTCGGGTACGCCGGGTCGGCCATTTCCTCCGGCGGGAGGTCCGATCGGCTCAGCGCCAATGCCAGGACCGCCGCCGCCGCCAGGGCCGCCTGCGCCTTCTCCAGGTGCCGCGCTGCCGTCATTACCGCCTCCGCCGGTTGAGCTGTGGGATTGTACCCTGCGGGTCACCCGCACCAACGGCCGCGCCCGCATCGAAAACGTGCCGCCCGAGGAGGTGCTGGTGTCGCGGCGCGCCAAGCGCGGCGACGTGCCGTTTCTGGCGCACCGCCGGCGCTGGACCAAGAGCGATCTCTTACAGCTAGGCTACGACGAGGAGTGCCTCGACCTCGTGCCGATGGACGACTCGATGGAGTGGAACCAGGAGCGGGTCGAGCGGCACAAGGAGGACGACGACTTTCCGCCCTACGAGCGGCGGGACGGCAACCGCGAGATCTGGGTCGAGGAGAACTACTGCTATTTGGGCCTGGAGGGCAAGCAGACCACCGAACTCTACCGGGTGACGACCGCCGGCAAGGGGTTGGTGATCCTGACCAAGGATGGAGAAGCCGACATCGAGTGCGTGCCGGAGGTGCCGTTTGTGAGCATCTGCCCGGTGCCGATGAGCCACAAGCTGGTCGGCATGTCTCTCGCCGACCTGACGATGGACCTGCAGCTGATCAAGAGCACGTTGATCCGGCAGATGCTGGACAACGCGTGGCTGTCCAACTGGCCGCGGATCGAGGTCGGCGACGACAGCGTCAACGAGAACACCTACGACGACCTTCTGACGCTGCGCCCGGGCGGCATCGTCCGCACCAAGCGGCTGGGCGGGATCAATGCCTTGATGATCCCCTACACGGCGGACAAGACGTTTCCGCTGGTGGAGTATCTCGACCAGACGCAGGAGGTGCGCACCGGCGTCGCGCGGCACAACCAGGGGATCAACCCGGACGATCTGAACAAGACCGCCACCGGGGTGTCGCTGCTGCAGCAGGCGGCGGCGCAGCGGGTGGAGCTGTTTGCCCGGATCTTCGCCCACGGGGTGGAGCAGCTGCTGCGCGGGGTGATGGGGCTGGTGCGGCGGCACCAGCAGCAGGAGCGCATCATCCGGGTGACCGGCGGCTGGCTCGAGGTCGACCCCCGGCAGTGGCGCGAGGAGATGCCGGTGACGGTGTCGGTGGGGCTGGGCACCGGCAACCGCGACCAGATGCTGCAGCACCTGATGCAGATCGTGCAGCTGCAGGGTCAGATCGTGATGCAGCAGGGCGGGCCGTCGGGGCCGCTGGTCTACCCGCACAACGTGTACGACGCGCTAAAGGCGTTGCAGGAGAATGCGGGGTTTAAGAGTTCGTTCTTTACCGACCCGTCGCAGCCGCCGCCGCCGGGGGCGGGGCCGCCGCAGGGTAAACCGCCTGACCCGGCGATGATGAAAGCCCAGGCGGCAATCCAGGCGGCGCAGATGAAGGCGCAGGCCGACGCGCAGGCGATGCAGCAGAAGGCGCAATTGGAGGTGCAGCTGCAGCAGTCGAAAGCGCAGATGGAGGCGCAGCTGGCGCAGCAGAAATCGCAGCATGAGATGGCGATCGAGCAGACCCGGGCCGAGCACCAGATGGAGATGGAGCGGCAGAAATCGATCCACGACATCGCGATCGAGCGCTCCCGTGCCGAGGCGGACGCGGCGGCGAAGATGCGCGAGATCGAGCTGAAATACGCCGCCGGGGCGTACAACGGCGGCGGCGGCCAGGCGCCGCAGGCGCCTAACGGGGCGGCGGGGGTCTGATGAAACCGCTCAAGGATGTCGGCCCCGGCTTTGCGGCGTTCTTGCGCCGCGAGAGGTCCTGTGAGGCCACCGGTTGCCATTGGCAATGGTTCGACGACCCGCCCGGGTCGGACCGAGATCATTACGTCTGGTGCGTCGGGTGTGGGTCGGCGTTTCCATGGCGCGACACCTATTATCTGCGGCGCATATATGAATTAGAGGCTAGGGTCTGACCCGTGGCGGTGCTCGACTGGCTGCAGCAGCTGCTGGGCGGCGGCCAGTACGGCGACCCGAGCGTGCCGGCGATGTCGCCCGAGCCGCTGGAGGGCACGCTGCGCACCGGCGGGGCGCTCGGCCAGGCTGGGCTGCCGGCGGACGGGGCGCAGGGCTACACCGGCGACGTGCTGCAGCATTTGAAGGACGTGATCAGCGGCAAGGTCGCTTACGAGGGCGTGCTGGGTCCGGGGTATCAGGGCGACAACCGGGCGCTGGATATCGCGGGCGGATTGGTCGGGGCGATCAAGCCGCGGGCTCCTGGCGGCATCGCGGCGCCTATGATCGGTAAGGGCACCGAGACACCGCTGTTCGATCTGTCGCGGCTCACCGAGCGGCCGGACATGCCGCAAACGCCGATTGAGCGGATGCCGCCGCCGGCCAAGGGCATTCCCGATTGGCTACAGGCCCAGGTCAACGACCCGGCGATGCGGGAGCAGTACAAACAGGTGCTGCAGCTTGGCCGGGAGACGGCAGGCGACACCGCCGCGCTTGGCTGGTGGAACACCATGCCGTTGCGCGAGCAGACGATTGGACATTTTGGCGATGCGGCCGGCGATGCGGCCTGGCGCTCCGACATGAACATGCTGTCGGCGACATCGCCCCGGAGTGCCTTCCCTGCCAATATCCGGCAGGCATCCTACTTTGCCAACCTGCTGGCGGAGGGGCGCCCGCTGCCAGAGTTGGTTAAAAAGTACAGCGAAAAGAACCCGAACGCCTTCAACCTGGTCCCGGTCGAGTCGGCGCCAAAAGGCTATGCCAATTTCCCGCTGCACATCCAAAACATCCAGAACCTGCTGCAACCGGATCGCGTGACGCTCGGCAATGCATATCCGCTGACCAACCCGAAACCGGCGACCATGGCGCAAAACCTTGTTGGCAATTGGGGCCAGCCGACCATCGACGTGCGCGACCTGAAGGCGATGGGGTTGACCGACAAAAGCGGCAAGGCGCTGCAATCGGTCGATCCGGCATCGACCTACGGCTACATCGAAAGCACCTTTCACCAGCCTCTGGCGCGTGAATTGGGCCTCGACCCGGCCCAGATGCAGTCTGCGACGTGGTTGGGTGTGCCTGAGTATTTCCAGGGGTTTGACAAATCCGGCCTGACGCCTGCGCTCGGCACGCTGGAAGACAGCATCCGCAGAACGGGTAAGGCGTTAGGCCTGACGCCCGAGCAGGTACTCAGGCGCGGTTGGTTCGGCAAGGAGTTCAAGCTGCTATCAGGCGGCGGCCTTGGCGTCGGGCTGCTCGGCAATGGCGTAGACGACGACGAGCGTTCCATCCAGTGAATAGCGGGATTGTTCCTTTGCCGCGCCGGCATCGATCATCGCGAGAGCATCGTTCCAAGGGACTTCGTCGGTGTTCATGACAGCCTCGTCCCACGCCTGCGGCGGCTTATCGGACCTGATAAACCACGCATCGGTGTTTTCTAGCCGTATCAAGAGGTTATCCTGGGCCATGCGGCGGTCTTTCGCTGGGAACGTAGTCTTATAGCACACATGGTCACCGGCCGCCTGGCGCGCCTCGTCGCATGGTGCCGCGAGGTGCCCGCGCCCCCCTGGGCTTCGCCCTACCCGGTACCCGAGGACAAGGGCCAGATCGGCGTCGCGGCGCAGGCGTTGCTCGACGACCCGGTGCTGCACCTGGCGCTCGACCGGGTGCAGGAGAAGCTGGTGGCGACCTGGCTCGCGACCGCGCCGGGGGAGCGTCAGGCGCGCGAGGCGGCGTATCGGTTGCATTGGGCGGCGGAGCAGTTTCGGAGCGAGCTTAGGATCATGATCGCCAACGCCAGCGTCGCGGGGCGGCAGTAACATGTCGGCGCGAATTGTCGAGTTCTCGGGGGTGTCGAACAATATCCCGGCCGCGCTCCGTGCCGCTGCGGATCGCATAGAGAGCGGCGAATATCCCGATCTGCAGTTCGTCGCGGCAGTTTTTGTCGACAGATCGGCGGCGTTCACGGCGTTCAGTTGGGGTGAGTGCTCGACGCTCGAAGCGATCGGCGCCTTGGCGCGTGCCGTCAGGTGCGACTTGGTCGAGTGACATGAACATCGACGGCCTGACCAACAAAGAGCTGCTGCTGCGGGCGCTTCGGCAGCTGATCGACGAGGCGGAGCGGGGCGACTTCGAGGACGGGCTCTACAGCTGTTTTCACCCGCAGCAGACGATCGAGGCGGCCCACGCCGCGATTCTGGAAGTGGACCGGCCTAAAAAGCGACGAATCCCGAACGTGAGATGAATCCATGAGTGACACCGGCCAAGCCGGCGGCAACGCCGCCGCGCCGACCGAGCTATCGGAAGCCCAGGTCGTCGCAGGCATCGAGGGCCTGCTTGACGACACCCCGCGGCGCCAGCCGCAGAGACAGCCGCAGCGCGCGTCCGACGTGCCTGCGGAGACGGAGCAGCCGGGGTCAGACCCGGTGCCTGGACCGGAGGACCCGGCCCCCAGTGAGCCTGAGGAGGAGGAGCAACCCGAACCCGGCGACGGCGAGGAGCCCGTAGAGCCGGACCATCAGATTGAGCCGCCCCAATCGTGGCCGACTGCCGATAAGGAAGTGTTCGCGCAACTCCCACCCGAAGCCCAGGCGGTCATCGCCCGGCGGGAGAGTGAGCGGGACAAGGCCTTTTCGCAGAAGGCGCAGGAGATTGCCGAGCACCGCAAGGCACTGGAAGCAACTTTCTCGGAAATACAGTCTGAGCGTCAATCTTACGCGCAAAACCTGCAGCAGCTGTTGTTTGTTGCCGCCCCCGAAGCAGAGAAATTTGCCCAGGTGGACTGGCAGCGGCTGGCATCGGAGCAGCCTGCCGAATACGTCCGGCTGACCGCGGAGCGCGATGCGCTGCGCGCCCGGGTGGGCACCGTCCAGCAGGAGATCCAGCGGGTCAATGCCCAGGCGGCCCAGCACCAGGCACAGCAGTTTGCCATGGTGCGGCAGGCCGAGCAGCAGCGCCTCGTCGAGGCGATGCCCGATTTCGGCGACGCCGAGAAAGGGCCGAAGCTCGCCGGGGACATGCGTCAGTGGCTGCAGAAGCAGGGGTTCAGCGACCAGGAGATCGGCCAGGTCATCGACCACCGAGTGATCCTGGTGGCGGCCAAGGCGATGCAGGCCGACCGGGCCGCCAGTGCCCGGCAGGCGGCTGACGCGAAGCGCAACACCGCTGCACCCACCGTGCAGCCGCCCGGTGCCGCAAGGCAGCGCGGCGACACGCAGGTGGCGCAGCGGCGACAGCAGAAGATGGCGGCACTCAGACGGTCGGGATCGGAGAAAGACGCGATCTCGCTCCTGATGGATTACCTCTAAATGCCCTAAAGACTCGCTTGGGCAACGGTCCCCGCCAGCGTCGGACGACGCCGGCATCCCTCTGATGGAGCCCCCCTCAAATGGCAATTATCACCGGTACTGCGACGACATTCTCGGGCTCGCCCGGCATGCAGGGCCTGCGCGAAGACCTCTCGGATATGATCTATCTGCTCAGTCCGAGCGACACCCCCTTTACCAGCAATGTCGGCCGCGGCACGGCCGATGCGGTCCTGCACGAATGGCAGACCGATAGTCTCGCCGCCGCCAACGTCAACAACGCCCAGTTCCAGGGCGACGACATCGCGACGTTCAGCGCTGCGAGCGTCACCGCGCGGCTGGGCAACCGCACCCAGATCAGCCGCAAGGAAGTCATCATCAGTGGCACCTTGGACGCGGTGAACAAGGCGGGGCGGCGCACCGAACTCGCCTACCAGCTAACGAAGCGCGCCAAGGAACTGAAGATCGACATCGAGTCGATCCTCTTGGCCAACCAGGCCAAGGTGACGGGTGCCGCCGCCACCGCGCCGAAATGCGCCAGCGTGCTCAGCTGGCTCAAGACCAACATCGACGCGGTCGGCGCCGGCCCCACTGTCGGGGACGGCACCGAGGTGCGGACTGACGGCGGGCAGCGGGCCTTTACCGAGGCGCAACTCAAGAACGTGATGAAGCAGGTCTACACCAACAGCTCGGAAGACCTCGACGTCGTCATGGTGGGCGCCAGCAACAAGCAGGTGGCATCGACCTTTACCGGCAACGCCACCAAGATGGTCGACGTGATGGAGAAGCAGCTGGTGGCGACCGTCGACGTTTATGTCGGCGATTTCCACACCGTCCGCGTCATCCCCAACCGCTTTATGCGGACCCGCGATGCGCTGGTGCTGAACTGGTCCTACTGGTCGGTCGACTGGCTGCGGCCGATCCGGCAGGTGGAACTGGCGAAAACCGGCGACGCCGAGAAGCGGATGCTGCTCGGCGAGTACACGCTAGCGGCCAAGAACGAGGCTAGCTCTGGGGGCGTGTTCGACCTGACCGTGCCGTAACAGGCGTCTTTGGGGCGGCCCTCCACCTGGCCGGGAGGGCCGCTTTTCTTTTTCTCGGAAGAGGCGATGACCGAATACCTGCTCGACCGTTACCCGGACGGCACCTATGAGACGTTCGAGTACGACGACGACACCGGCAACATCACGGTGCGCCGCTGGGCGGATGTGCAGCCGGTGATCGACACTAACAAATCCTACCACCTCGACGGTGACGGTAAAGGTAAGGACATGTGGTTGGCGGCCCGCATCCCGGACAACGTCGCGCTTCTCTGGAAGCAGCTGTATGGCGTGGACGCGTGGAAGGCGGAGCACTGGCCGGCGGTAAAGCGGCTGCTCGAAGACCCCGATTGGCGCCACCTGCGTCCCACCTCGTTCCGCCTGTAGCCGATGCCGCTCGACAACTACTGGTCGCTCCAGGCCAGCGTGCTCGGTTGGCTCGCCCGCCCGGGCGACCCGCTGGTGGTGCCCGCCGTTCCCGACATGATCCGGCTGTTCGAGGCCGAGGCCGGCCGGCGGCTGCGGGTCGCGGGGGGCGAGCGCCAGGTCACGCTGACCACGACGCCGGGCACCTCGCGGGTGATCCTGCCGGCGGATTTTGCCGAGTTGCGGCAACTGTCGATCGGCGGCAGCCGGCTCTTTTACCAGCCGCCGGAAGCGGTGCCGCAAACCAGTGGGCAGCCGACCACCTACTCGTTGAGCGGCCCCTTGGCGTCGAACGCGCTGGGTTACCGTCTGGCGCGGCTCGACCCGCAGCCGGACGCCGAGTATGAGTTGACCGTGCTCTATTTGTGCGGTGTGCCGCCGCTCGGCGACGCGGCGCCGGTCAACTGGCTCCTGGCGACGGCGCCCGACTGCTACCTGTTCGGGGCGCTGGCCGAGGCCGAGGCCTATATCGGCCACGACGAGCGCATCCCCCTGTGGCTGCAGCGCCGGGAGGCGGCCTTTGCCTCGATCGAGATGGCCGACCGCAAGGCGCGCTGGCCCGGCGGCGGCCTGCAGATCCGGGTCGACGGCATTACTTCGCTGGGCGGCGGCGGCGGCACGAGCAGCGGCGGCGGCGGCAGCGGAACACCACCGCCGGGTGGCGGTGACGGGGGCGCCGTGACGGTCAGCGAGCAAGCGCCGGCGTCGCCGCAGAACGGCGATCTGTGGTTCGACCTCGTCTCCGCGCAGACGTTCTGCTGGATCGATGATTTCAGTTCGGCCCAGTGGGTGCCGGTGATCAACCAGGCCACCGGGTCGGGAGCGCCGGCGCCCGGGATCACGGTGCTGGCACCGATCTCCGGCGGCACCGCGACGCTGCCCCTGGTCGGGCGGTATTACGTCAACAACGCTGCCGTGCTGGCATCGCTGACCATCCGGTTGCCGCTCGGGTCGGCTGGCGACCAGGTCGAAGTCGGCTTCGCCCACCCGGTTACCGTGCTCATCGTGCAGGACGTATCCGGTCTGCCGGTGGTGGGCGCGCCGACCAATGCCTACGGCCCGGGCGCGGCGCTGCAGTTTCAATACATCGGCGGCGTTTGGATTTATTGGAAATAATGATCACCAATTTCCCCGACGCCCCCGCCGTCGGCCAAGTGTTCGCCCGCACCGGCGGCGGTCCGGCCTGGCAATTCGACGGCACCAAGTGGGCTGCCGCCAGCGCGCTCGGCGGCACCGTTCCGACCTTCGACGCCTTCCCCGGCGTGGTCGGCGACGGCGCCCACGACGACACCGTCGGCATGCAGGCGGCGATCGATGCCTGCGCGGGCGGAACGATCGCGGGCACCCCGGGCAAAAACTACCTGATCACCGCGCCGCTCTACCTGCCGAGCCGCACCCGCTGCATCGGGCAGGGCGCGCAGATCTCGTTCCCGGTCGATACCACTGCCCTGCCTACGATCCGAGGGATGTTCGTTGTCGGGCTCAAGGGTCCGAACAACGGCATCTCCGATGGCGACGAACTGAAGGCGGTCGACGTCGAGATCAGCGGCTGGCGGTTTTTCTCACCCACCGGTGGCAAGGGCCAGGCGGCGATCATCGCGCAGCCCGGCTCCGAGCGGGTGATGATCCGCCACAATCATTTCGAGTCCGACTATTTCATGTATCTCGGCGCGCCGGCACCGCCGGTGTTTACCGCGATCTTTCTGTCGAAAAAGCGGCTGCGCGATATCGTCATCGACAGCAACAGCTTCTACAAGATGGGGCGGTTTATCCTGGTGCGCGGCTCCGAGACGCAGACCGGGACGCCGTACTATTACGACGTGAAAGGCCCGACCAGCGTCACCGAGGTGGTGCCGGGCAGCGCCGGCCCCGCAGCCGCGGGCACGACCTATTTCATGGTGCCGACCACGCCGGCCGACGGCACCACGATCTCGCCGCTGGCGCGGATGCTGCCGCCGCATAACTGGCGGTGGGGCGTCGTCATTGTCCACACCGGGCACCCGTTCGACTCCTATCGGCTGTACAGCGCCGCCGAGGGCGGCAACGACATGGCGTTCAACGGCGTCGACCGGGTCACCATCGACGCCCATATCGGGGCGTTGCCGACTGACCCCGACTGGGTGACGCGGTTCTTTGTCTGGGACCCCGACGTCGACCCGGCGGACGACCTCAACGGCCTGACGATCACCAACAACCGCGGCAACCACACCGCCGCCGGCCCGATTGCCCTGTTCTGCCAGATCCAGGCCGGGCGCAAGGGCGCGGTGCCGGAAGTCGACGGGTTGCGCAACGTCGTCATCGACAACAACCGGTTGGCGTTCAATTACCTGCCGGGCGGCAACATCGCGAACATCGCGTTTGACAGCGACGAAGACCCGGCGCTCACCAACTTCGCGCTGTGGAGCGAAGATTTCAGCAACGCCGGGTGGACCAAGACCAACCTCACGGCGGCGGCCGGGTACTGGGGACCGCGCTACGACACGACGAGGCCGGCGGCGTCCCGCCTCTCCGAGAGCGCGGCGGCCGGGGCGCACGGCGTCTCGGAACCGGTTACCCTGTCCAATGCGACCAATCCCTGGACCGCCAGTATCTTCCTGCAGGCCGGCACCCGCAGCACGGCGCGGCTGACCTGGCAGACCCTTGCCGGCGTCGGCGGCTATGTCGATGTCGACCTGGTTCTTGGCACGATCGTCGGCAGCGGCGCGGTCGGCGGCGGCGCGGTCAACTTTTCCGGCGTCATCCCCTATGGCGACGGCTGGTGGCGGGTCTATCTCGACTGCAACATCCTGTCGACCTCGGCGATCTTCGCCTTGAACCTGACCAACGGCACCGGGGTGACCTCGTATGCCGGGGCGCCGACCAACTACCTGCAGGCTTTCGGACTGCAAGTCGAGCAGCAGGCGTCGGTCGGCAACCGCTTCTTTTTTCGGAACTGCACGCCCAGCTCGTACAAGCCGACGCACGACCAGCCGGCCCTGGAAATCAGCACCGCGGTCATCGCCATCAACGGCACGGTCGGGTTTGCCTGCACCAACAACATCATCGCTGCCTCGGTCGGGCAAGGCATCCACATCGAGGACGGCTCCTCCAACGGGGTGATCGCCCACAACCACATCAGTGAATGCACCTTCGGCATGCAGCTGATGGATTGCCACAACATCGCTGTCGTCGACAACACGGTCACCCGGTTCTACAAGCAGGGGATCACGCTCCGCGGCGGAGCACCGACGACGCACAATTACGGCTCGACCCAGTGGGTCGATTTTCAGGGCTCGATCAGCGGCACGACGCTGACCGTCACCTCGATCAACAACTACCCCACCGCCAACCTGCTGGCGAACAGCGCCGGTATCTACAAAAACCTGGTGAGTTACGGTTCGTACACCGGCGACGTGCGCCCTGGCACGCGTATCCTCTCTCAGACGGGCGGCACCGCCGGCAGCACCGGCACCTACACGGTCTCCAAGTCGCAGACCGTGACGCTGCCGACGCCGCTGGGCAAGACCACGCTGTCGGCCGGGTTCGGTGGCCAGACCGACAACCTGGTGGTGACCGGCAACGTGCTCGATGCCGTCTCCTTCCCCTCCGTTCAGGCCGGGTACTGGATCGAGGCGACCTACGACCCGTTTATCGCGGTGATCGACAATCCGCCGACGCTCGGCCTGCCGACGGCCGGCACGGCGGCGGCCGATGTCTATACCAGCGCCGACTACGACTTCCGGCCTTTGTTATCGACCGACCGGTACTCGCGCCCGATTGCCGTTGCCAATCTCGGCACCGCGAGCGCGGCAAAAGCCGGGCAGCGCCGCACCGTCAACGACGCCGCGGCACCGACCTATCGCGGCACGGTGACGGCGGGCGGGGCAAATGTCGTCTCGGCGCTCTGCACCGGCTCGGCATGGTTGACGGAATGACCATCGCGCCGTGGCCCGAGTGGCTGCCCGACCAAGCCGATTTCGGTTCGCCGGGCAGTCCCACCATCAAGAACGTCATCCCGCTGACGGCAAAGTCTTATGGCCCGATGCTGTCGGCCGTGCCGGCCAGCGTGAACGCGCTGGACGAACAATGCCAGGGCTCCTACAGCGTCAAGGCGGCGGACGGCTCGGTCTGGGTCTATGCCGGCGACCGCACCACGCTCTACGCCATGCCGCCCTCCGCGCCGCCTACCATCGGCGACATCAGCCGCACCGCCGGCGGGCCTTACGCCACCTTGCCGCCATTGTCCGGCGGGTTCTGGGACATGACCTCGTTCGGGTCGAGGGTCATCGCCACCAACGGCGTCGACCCGGTGCAGACGGTGATGATCGGCGGCCCGAATTTCGAGGCTCTGCAGCCGGGCGACCCCGGTGACCCGATCGGCCCGCCGATCGTGCCGCCGACCCCAGCCGCGCCGCTGGCCCGGTTCTGCGCAACGGTCAAAGACTTTGTTTTCCTGGCCGACACCACCGACGACAGCGCCGGCCGCGTCCCCTACCGGGTGTGGTGGTCTGCCTTGGGCGACCCGACCAACTGGCCGACCCCGGGCAGTACCGAGGCGCAGCAGCTGCAGAGCGACTACCAGGACCTGCAGCAGACTGACCTCGGCAACATCACCGGCTTGGTCAGCGGCTTTGCCCAAGCGGCGGACGTGGCGATCTTCTGCGAGCGCGGCATCTACGTCGCGAACTACGCCGGCCCGCCGGTGCTGTTCGCCTTCCGGGTGGCGCAGGGGGCCAGCGGCACGGTGGCGCCCCTGTCGATCGTCCAGGCCCACGCGCGCGACCAGACAGGCGCGCTGCGCCCGGCGGCGTATTATCTGGGCGAGGACGGGTTCTGCGCGTTCGATGGCAGCACAAGCTTTCCGATCGGCGCGCAGAAATTCGACCGCGAGTTTTTCCGGCTGCTCGACCCGCAATACCTGCGCCTGGTGCAGGGCGCCGTCGACCCGCGAAGCCGTGCCGTGCTGTGGGCGTTCAGCGCCACCGGCAGCGGCGGGCTCTACAACCGCCTCCTTGTCTACAACTGGGAACTGAGCCGCGCCTCGCTGATCGAACTGGAGCCGACCGCGTCGATCGAGTGGCTCACCACCAGCATGTACGGCAACAGCTACACCCTCGATCAGCTCGACCCGTTCGGCGACCTGGAGACCATCCTGCCGTCGTTCGACGACCCGTACTGGGTCGGGCAGTCGGGTAGCCGCCTGACGTTTTTCGATGCCGCCCACACCTTGGCTTTCGGCGGCGGACCGGCCATGGCCCCGACCCTGGAGACCGGCGAGATGCAGCCCAACGACGGGCGGCGTGCCTGGGTGCAGCTGACCCGGCCGCTCAACGACGGCGGCGCGGCGACGATCCGGGTCGGGCACCGGGAGCGACCCGGGGACCCGGTGAGTTGGGAAGGGGCGGTGCCGGTCAACGAGATCGGCGAATGCCCGCAACGCTGCACCGGGCGCTATCTGCGGTTTGTCATGCAGATGCCGGCGGGGCAGGTTTTCCGCCACCTGCAGGGCCTGGATCTCCAGATCAAGCCGGAAGGGAGCCTGCGCTGATGGCCGCGCACAGCCCAGTGACGCCGGTCATCCAGTTTGTCCCGCCGGAGCAGCCGCTTGGGGTATGGCCGAACTGGCTGCGGCAGATTGCGCAAGCGATCAACACGCTGGGCGCCTGGGCCAACCAGCCGGTGCTGCTGCCGCTGACCTTCGAGCAGCTGCCGCCGGCGCCGCCGGCCGGGACATTGGGCTTCATCACCGACGGCAGCGCCGTGGTGGGCGCACCGGCCGGCGGCGGCGGGTCGACGCCGTCGGTGGTGTGGTTCAACGGCACCGACTGGAAGGTTCTCGGAACGTGACGCTGACAGTATGGGAGGCCGGGAGCGAGGTGACGCCTCATCCCGGCAAAGCAACGGTGCGCTTGCCGCCCTTGGAAGAACTCGTCGAGCGATGGTTTGCCGTCGCCCCGCTGCTCAAGAAGGCGACCGACCGTACCCGCTGCTATGAGCCGATCGACCTGTTGCGCATGGCGATGGCTGGTCAGGCCGCGATCTGGCTGTGCGAGAGCGATGGCGGCATCGACGCCGCGCTGGCGACGACGCTGCAGGTGTATCCGCGGCGCCGGGTGCTCGAGGTGATGTTCGGCGGCGGGTCCAACATGCGGGCGTGGCTCAAGCCGGCGATCGAGACGCTCGACGCGCACGCGCGGCAACTCGGCTGCAATCAGATCGCGTGTGCCGGCCGCGCCGGCTGGGCCCGCGCCTGGGGTGGGCGCCTGACCGGCGACGTGATCATCGCCCGCGACGTGGAAGGATAGCGCCAGTGTCAAAGGGTTCGAGCCCGGCCGGCAGCACCACCCAGACCAGCGTCAACCCGACGCAGCAAGCGCAGCTGCCGTTCCTGCAGACCGGCTGGAACAACGCGCAGAACCTCTATGCCAACAACCCGATGTCGTACTACCCGGGCCAGACGCTGGCGGATTTCCGGCCGCCGAATGCGTTTGTCGGCGACGCGTACAACCAGATGTACAATGCCGGGCAGGGGTTGAACGCGTTTCTGCCGGGCTACAACGCCGCCTACAGCAGCGCGATCGGCGGCGGCATGGGCGGCGCGGCCTCGCCGGCCTATCCGTACTATCAGCAATACGCTGCCGGGCAGTCCGGGCCCCAGCAATACTACCGTAGCGTCGGCGACCTCTCGACCAACGCCGGCAATCTGTACGCCGGCAACATTGCCGGTTATGCGGGCCAGGCCGGCGCCAACAGCAACGTCGGACTCGATACACTCGGTCGCACGGCAGCCGGCGAAGGCACCGGCATGGAGGAATTGGCCAGGACGGCCAGCGGCTACTACCTCAACAGCAACCCGTACGTCGACAAGATGTACCAAACGGCGGCGGCGCCGGTTACCCAGAACTACCAGACCGCGGTGGCGCCGCAATTGGATTACGGGTTTGAGAACGCCGGACGGTACGGCGGCGGCGGTGCGTATCGCGGTGCCACCAGCAACGCCCAGCAGAACCTCGGCCGCACGCTGGGCGATCTCTCCAGCAACATCTACGGGCAGAACTACGCCCGCGAGCGGCAGGCGCAGGACACCGCGGCATCGCAGTACACCCAGCTCGGGACCCAGGCTGCGGGCCAATACGGCACCCTTACCAACCAGGGGCTCGACCTCGCGATCCGCGGCAACATGGCGGCCGGCCAGACCTACGACCAGGCGCTGCGCACCGCATTGACCGCGGCGCAAGCGGATGCCGCGGCGCAGCAAGCCGGCGTCAGCGGATTGGAGCGCGGCTTCAACACCGGCAATGCGGCGGAGATGGCGGCGCTCGGGTTGTTCCCGCAAGTCGCCGCGGCGCAGATGGCGCCGGCCAACGCGACCCTGCAGGCCGGGCAGGGGCTCTCCTCGATAGACCAGACGTACCGGGCCTTCGAGCAGGCCCAGATGGACGACGCGGCCAAGCGGTTCTACGGGGTGCAAAGCGCGCCCTATACCACGCTCGACGCCTTTATGAAGAACATCGGCAGCCCGACCGCGGGCAGTGGCACGGTGAGTAACCCGTATTTCAGCAATCCCGTAGCGAACGCGCTGGGTGCCGCGACCGGGGCGACCGGGATTGCGAAGAACCTCGGCAAGCTGGGGGGGGGCGGAGCCGGATCGGCGGCAGCGGATGTGTACGGGGGAGATTTTGGCGGGACCGTGGCTGCCGGTTTGCCGGCGATAACCGGCGCGAGCGAGGTCGGCACAGCCGGCGCGAGCGGCCTGGCCTCGCTACTGCCCGCCGCTGCCGCCTGGATCATCTGCACCGAGCTGATGCGCCAAGGTCGCCTGCCGAAACGCCACTGGGCAGCCGGGGTGCGGGCGTTCGACGCCTACCCGGAAATTGCCAAGCGCGGCTATTACCTCTGGGCGATCCCCAGCGTCCGTCATCTCCGCCGACAGCCCGACAGCCTCTACTCGCGCACGCTCGCCGCTGCGTTCCGCTGGCGGGCCGAGGACATCGCTGCCCGAGCCGGCGTCAAGGGCGCCCGCAAGCTATGGCGCGGCCGCGCCGTTACCGCGGCGTTGGTGCTGCCGTGCCTCGCGCTCGGAGCACTGGCCGGCAAACAGGACTGGCGGGCCGTTTACCGAGAGACCACTGCATGACCGACATCAACACCTGGTCGCCGACCGACGCCAGCAACAACGACGCGCCGCCGGCCGGCTGGCCGGAGGGTATGCTTCCCAGCGGCGTCAACGATGCCGCCCGCGCCATGATGGGCGGATTGCGTCGCTGGTACGAGCGGGTCAACTGGGCGGTCGTCACCGGCGGCACCGCCAACGCGCTGAGCCTGGCGTATCCCGTGCCCTCCGCCGTGCTCGACGGCGACGTGTATTTGTTCGTGCCGGAGATGCCCAACACCGGGTCGACCACGATCGACGTCAACGGCCTCGGCCCCTTACCGATCTACCAGGGCGAGGCCGAGCTGCGCGGCGGCGAGCTACAGAAATATGTGCCGGTCCTGATTGCCTACAGCCAGTTTACCGGCCGCTTCCAGCTGATCCACGCGCCGGTCGAATTGCCGCTGATCGGCAGCCTCGGGGTGCCTAACGCCCAGACCCTGACCTATACGACGGGCGCCCCGACCACGCTCGCGGTGGGCGACCGCTTCACCTTTTACCCGCTGGTCGCGACCAATACCGGGCCGACGACGCTCAACGTGCAGGGGCTCGGGGTCTACCACGTCCTGGCCGGTGGGCTGGAATGCGCCGGCGGCGAATTGAAGCAATACGTCGTCATCGACGTGGTCTGGGACGGCACGCAGTTTCAGCTGGTCGGCGGCGTTCCTGCGGGGACCTATCTGCCGGTGGCAGGCGGCGTCGTGAACGGCACGATCTCGGCCATCGAATACGATATCAGCGGCACCAGGTTTGCTCTGCGCAACGGCGACTCCAATCAGCTGTTCGACGGCGACGGCGGCGAGTCGATCACGATGTACGGCGCGGCTGGCGGCAACATCAACTACTACGACGCCGACCAGCACCAGATCAGGCTGAACAACGCCAGCACCCTCATCGCCACCATCAGTGCGTCGGGGCTCGGGGTCACCGGCCAAGTTACCGGCACGTCGATGTCGTCGCCGACGATCACCGCGACCGGTGTCATGAACGCCGCGTCGATCCAGGTCGGTGGCATCACTTTCGTGCTCCAGAGCGGCACGCAACGGGCAATCCACGATACCGGCGGCACACCAAATTTTACGATGTATACTTCAGGAGAAAACTACTACCAGAACCAGAGCCACAGTTTTCAGAAACGCGGCGGCGGTGCTCCGACCTATGCGTTGTTCGATGGGTCAGGCGTTTACAACGCCGCCAACAGCGCGGCGTGGACCATCACCAGCGACGTGTCGCTCAAGGAAAACATCGAACCTTACAGCCGCGGCCTGGCGGCGCTCCTGCAGTTGCAGCCGGTCAGCTATCGCTTCGCCGCCGGGACGCCGCTCGCGGACGAAGCCGGCACGACTCGCTACGGGTTGGTGGCGCAGGATGTCGAGACCGTGGTGCCGGAGATGGTGGGTGAAACGACGCTCGGCGAGGAGCGGGTTTCGACTCTGGATGTGGGAAACCTTTTTTGGATCTTAACCAACGCGGTTAAGGAGCTGGCCGCTCGCGTCTCACAGCTCGAAGGAGAAAGTGATGTCTGATTTTGGTGCCGTCTGGGAATACGCCATCCAGCTAGAGAACGCGATGCCGGAAGCCGCTCTGGCGAAGCTCGAAGACATCCGCCCGCCGACGCTCGGCCCGACCCGGAAGCAGCGGGAGGAGGCAGCCAAAGCGGCGGCGCATCCGGCTCCGGCGGCGGCGCAGACTCCGGCGGCGCATCCGACTCCGGCGGCGGCCCCTGAGAAAAAGTAAGGGGTTCTACGTATAAGGAACAATACCGATGGCTGGCCTTCTGGACCTGTTCGGCGGCGGCGGCAGCGACCCTTACGACATCTATGGCGACCTGTTCACCGACCAGCAAAAGCAGGCCATGCGCGACCAGCAGCAGGGTCAGGGGCTGTTGCGGATGGCGGCGGCGCTGGGCCAGGCGGCGATGCCCTCGCGTCTCCCGGTGCCGCTCGGCGCTGTTCTGGGCTCGGCCGCCGGCGCGCTCGGCACCGGCCAGGACGCGCAGATGGAGCAGATGCTGAAGGCGGCGCAGACGGCGGAAGCGGTGCGGCAATCCCGCCAGAAACGCGCCCTGCAGGATCAGATTTCGCCGATCCTGCTGCGGCTTATCGAGCAGCAAAAGGGGCTTCCTGCGGGCAGCCTGGGCACCGGCGCGCCAACCGCCCCTCCTGGTGCTCCCGGAGCAGCCGCGGCTCCAGGTGCGCCCCCGCCGCCCGCTGCAGTGGCACCCGGACCCTTTGACCTTGGGGGATTGGGCGTCAGTCCGGCGGCGGCTGGCGGAACAGGGGCTCTGCCGCTCGATTTGGGCGGCACGACAAGCGGGGCGCCAATCCCGCTCGATGCGCCTGCGGCGTCGACGGCTGGGGAGCCGCGGGTAACGGGTAAAGGAATAATGCCGCGCGGTGGGCTTGTTACGCCAGAAGACTACGAAAGATACTTAGGTATAGCGCCCGGATCAGGCGGCGGCGTTCAACGGCAGTCCGCACTGACTGAGGTGCCCTCCGGGCTGGGTCCGCTTGCCGCTCCCGCTGCTGCCGGACCGGACCAGCTGGTCGGCCAGGCCCCGAGCCAGCTGCAGGGGCTCCTGTCGGCGGCCTACGGAGGGAGCGGCGCAAACGGCCCGCCCCCTTTCTCGCCGGCGTCCCTCAGTGGTGGCAGGGGTTCACCGGGTACGGGTGACCTGCTCGACACCGTCATCGCTCCGCTAGAAAGCGGCAACCGCAACATCATGCAGCAGCTTGGCGGGCCGTCGACGGCCGGCGGGTTCTATCAGATCACTGACCCGACCTGGCGCGACACGGCGTCCAAGGCCGGCGTCGACCTGGGGAAATACCCGACCGCGATCTCGGCGCCGAGGGACGCGCAGAAACAGGTCGCGCAGCAGCTGCTCGACACGCGCGGCGTACAACCTTGGGCAGACTTCAACCCGGCCGTTGCCAACGCCGTTGGCTATCGGCGCGGCGAGCCGGCCGGCGGCGGCACGTCGGCATTAGCCGGTTTGCTCAACCCGTCTTCCGGTGGCAACGACACACCTTTCCTTCAATTGGCTAGCCACGTCAATTATGGCGGGACCGGCGCGCTGGGCAATCCGAGGGATGCGGGATGGTATCAAAGCAATATCGTCCCGGTGACCGCTCCCGGCGGTGCTACGTTTAACGTACACAAGGCTGCCGCACCTGACTTTGCCGCCTTTCTGCAAGACTTGAGCGGCCTTGGATATAGGATCGACCCCAAAGCATCCAGTAGCTACAACCTCCGCAACATACGCGGCGGTAGCCAACTGTCCGAGCACGCCTACGGCACCGCGATCGACGTAAACTCCAACGCCAATTTGTACACGCGGGACGGGCGCAAGGTAACGGACCTGCCGCCAGAAGTCGGCGAGTTGGCTGCGAAGCACAACCTCGAATGGGGCGGCAACTGGAAAGACCCCATCGACACGATGCACTTCCAGTGGCAAGGCCCGGGCGGGCAGGTGGCAGACGCTGCGCCCGGGGGTCAGGATACCGTCATCCCGTCTGGCCGCGGCGTCCCCGCCAGCGCGCTGCAGCGCGTGGCCGATACCGGTGGCGGGAGCCCGTTTGCAACCCCGCCGGGTGCGGGGGCGGCGCTGGCGACCCCACCGGGCGGCGGGATGATCCCCGGCATCGGCATGACGCCGCAGGGGTTGGCGGCGCTCAACGCGCTGACCGAGATGGGCGGGTTGGGGGAGCCGTTCAAGTCGCTGCTGGAGACCTACTACAAATCGCCGGAATATCTGCAGCAAAGTGCTGGCGCGACGGCGCGCGGTACGAAGGCCGTCGAACTCCAGTTCGATCCCCTGATCGAAGGGGCTAAAACCGCATCCCGCCTGCAACAGGAGCAAATCTATCGGCCGGCACTGGAAGCAGCCATCGAGAAAGCGAAGAACGACCCATTGGCCGACCGGGCAGAAAACCAGGCGCGGATCGATCGCTATACCAAAGCGCTGGAGCAGTTGGGCACTGCTCAGACCACTACAACCAAGGTCACGGTATCCGTTGGGGGCCAACCACGAGAGATCACGGTAACCAACGACCAGGCGCGAAACCTAGCGGCGGGGAAAGGCATCCCGGAATTAGGCATTCCGCCTGGGGCTGCCGCCACGATGGGCACGCCGGCTTTTACCGAAACCGAGAAGGCAATCGGCGCGAGTGCTGCGAAAGCGTTCGGCGAGCAGCGTGATGCGGCACAGGCCGCCGCGCAGCAGATCAAGATCAATAACGAATCATTGCGACTGCTCGACAGCGGGCTTTATGCCGGGTGGGACGCCAATCTGGCGTTAGGCATGGCGCGGGTGTTTGGGGTCGGCGGAAAAGACACCGCCGAAAAGGTGCAGAACACGCAGCTATTTATAATTCAGCGCATGCAGCAGGCGGCAGAAGCGGTCAGGGCGCAACCCGGGTCGGCATCGGATAAAGACGTGGCTTTTGCCAATAAAATGTCAGTCGGCGATATCACGCTTGAACCGAGCACCATCCGACAGGGGATGGAGATCTACAACCGGTTCTACCTGGAGAAAATCCGCGAGCACAACAAAAACGCCGCCCAGATCTCGCCGGGCGTCACCGCAGGTATTCGCCAAACCGTCGACGAGCCGCCCGCCTACGAGCGGAGCCAGGGCAACACGCCCGGCGGCAACCGGTGGACCCGTCCGCCAGGCCAATAAGGAACCCACCCAGTGGCAGATATGGAGCCGACCACCACGGTCATCGTCAACGGTCGAGAGGTGCCGGTCCCAGGCAATTTCTACAGCCTGTCGGCCGATGACCAGAACCAGATCGTCGATCGCACCGCTATCATTCACGGCGTCGGGAAGCAGCCGGCCTATTCGGGATCGATACTGCCGATATCGAGGGACACGGCTGGGAACACCCGGTTTGACCCCAGCGCAGGATTGCCGGCCACGATCGTCAGGTCGCTTTATGACGCCTTCAAATTGCCCGGCGACGTGGCGACCGGTCAACAGCCCGCGCTTGACCCGGTTACCGGCAGAACCGCCCCTGGCCTGGTCGATCGTTCGATAAACCTGGCGGCAACGATCAGCCCGACCAGTCCGGCCAATATCGCGGGCAGGCCCTCGATGCTGCAGCCGCCCACCGCGCCCGAATTAAAGGCCGCAGGAGGCGCCGGGTTCGACGCCGCTCGCGCCACCGGGTTGGAGGTGCAGGGGGGCGCAGTCGGCAACATGGCGGCAGGCGCTCGCCAGCAACTGGAGGCTGACGGCTTTATCCAGCCGATCGCCCCCAAAACCCACGCTTTGGTGGACGCGCTGCAGCCGCCCGCACCGGGCGCGACCATGAACATTGCCGGCCTCCAGGCCGCGCGGCAGCGGTTCATGGAACTGGCGATCGGCAACGACAAGCAGGAAGCCGACGCCGCGGGGCAGATGGTCCGGCAAATCGACGGCATGCTGGAGAACCTGACCCCCGCGCAAACCGCAGGAGGCACGGCAAGTGCCCAGGAAGTTTCCGGCATGCTCGCGACGGCGCGCGGCAATTATGGCGCCGGGCAGCGCAGCAATGTGATCAGCGGCGACCTCGACCGCGCCTCCACCGGCATTTTGGAGCGAGCCGACGCGCAAGCCGCCGCGACCAACTCAGGCAAAAACTTCGACAACGCGCTGCGGCAGCGGGTCAATGCGTTTCTGAAAGAGCCGAGCAACCTGTTAGGCTTCTCGGATGCTGAGATCGCCATGCTGGAACGGGTGCGCGACGGCAGCGCCACCCAGAATCAGCTTCGTAGTCTCGGCAACCTGTTTGGCGGCGGCGGCGGGCTCGGCAGGCTGGCGGCGGGCACGACCGGTGGCGCTAGCGGGTTATTGACCGGGCTTCTGGCAGGGATTGATCCGGTGACGGCAACCGCCGCCGGCACCGTCATCCCGCCGGCAGTGGGGGCGCTGTCGAAAGCGTTGGAGAATATCCTGGCGCGCCGCAGCGTGGGCGCGGTTGACGAGGCGTTGCGTAGTCGGTCGCCCCTGTATCAGAACCGTGCGGGGATGCAGCAACCGGCGCTCGACCTGACTGCCCGTGACACGGCAATTTTGCGCTCGTTGCTGCCGGGGCTGTTGATGCCGCAGCCAACGCCAACGGGTGTCGCGCCCACCACGAGCCGCCTACCGCCAGGGTTCATCTAGGAGTCAGGAGTCACTGCAACCAGCTTTGATCCACCCGGCAAAAACCATCACCAAAAGACATAAGCCAATGGCGACGTTGCCTGAGAATAGGGCTGTGAAACCGGCGAGCAGGCAGATTAGCCCAATGATCATCATCCCGACCACATGCTCACGAGCCGCCTGCATGTCCACGCAAATAGATGGTTAACAGAGGAGAAGTACAATGGCAGGAACCATTACGGTAAGACCGGGCGAGATCATCACGGTGGTCGGAATGCCCGAAGACCCGAACGCTCCGCGTCCATCACACCCGATCATGCTGCCCGGCATGCCGGGTTGGGGAACGGCGCCGGGCGCCCGCCCGTCGCACCCGATTGCGTTGCCCGGCGACCCCTGGTGGGGCGGCGGCGGGTCGGTCGACCCCGGCTACTCGCCGCCATGGGCGCAGGTTCCGGTCGATCCCGGCTACGGCGTGCCAATCGAACCGCCAATCGAGCCGCCGCCGACCCAGCCACCGGTCGACAGCGGCAACTGGACCTGGGCCTGGAGCCCGCAGCTGGGTCGCTGGGTGTGGGTCAAGGTGCCGGGCGAAGGCGAAGCCGGGCCAAAGACGACTCCCTAAACCGAGCCGACAAAAAGGCCCCGCGCGGCGGCGGGGCCCAGTCGTCGGTGTTTGAAGCTCCCTTCAAGTCTGACGACGCCGCCAGCGGCCGAGAGCACCGACCAGTTTACAGGAGAGGAATCAATGGCGCGATCAGACGAGAGAGCAAAGCCGCCGCCCAGCGGTGGCAACACAGATCCAGCAATCGCCGCACTCGAGGAGCGCGTCACGGCGCTGGAGAGTGGACAGACGGCGCTCAACACGCGGCTCACCACCGCCGAGTCCGCGATCGACGCGCTGGAAGATCGCGTCGCAGCTTTGGAGGGCGCCGCAGTCGAGCCCCCCCCTATCATCGAGCCGCCGATTGAGCCGCCGCCGGTCATCACCGGCACGCTATCGGCGGCGGTGGCGTTCGCCGATCGGACCGTCACCTTTGCGATGTCGGACGGCGTTGACCTGGGGAATTACACCGCCCCGACCGCCGGCTTTACCCAAGGCTGCGTGCGGGTCGGGAACGACACGCTGCCGAATTTCTTTGTCGACTTCCGGCTGGACGCCGAGGGCGGGCGGGCCGAGGTGGTGTTCTGGAACGGCGAGTGCGCCGGCGACGTGCCGAGCGGGTTCACCAACGACCTTCCCGGCTACACCGCGACAATTGTAGATGCGGACGGCAACACGATCCACACCGAGAGGGTGCCGCACCACTACTGGGGCTCGCGCTGGCGCTGGCAGTCGGCGCCGCGCCTTCTGGTCCGCAACGCGGCCGAGGTGTTCGCCGAGGGCTTCCTGCCGGCGATGTCCCAAAAAGCTGCGCGGATTGAGGGCTACTCCGGCATCATCGTGCCGCAGCCGCCCGGGCCGCAGGGCACCTACACGACCTTTATGGCAGCACAGGGCGACTACAAGCTGGGCCTTGTGTTGATGGTGGACACCGGCGGCGAGCGCAACGAAATCGGTCTGGTCACGGAGTGGCAGGCCGACTGGCTATTGCGCGATACCGAGTCCTCGCTCCACACGCTGCTGCAGCAGGCCGAGATGTGCGCCGGCGACTGGGGCTGGTTTATTCCGGACCAGGTAACCGGCGCGCCGGTCGACTACAAAGCCGACGACGCGCACTACCGGATGCACGAATATCAGAACGGGTACGACGGCTACTGGATCAAGTTCGGCAACCGCAACGGCTGGGACATCCACGAGGCCGACTCGCACATTCCGAGTATCTTCTACCTGCCGTGGGCGCTGACCGAAGACCCCTACCTGATCGAGGCGCAGCAGTACCTGGTGCAGTACGGCACCGGCTGGACGATCTACCAGCGCGAAACCGTCTACACGGCAGTCCCCGGCACCCGCGTCATCGGCTCGTACACCGGCGAGCAGCGCACGCTCGGCTGGGGTATCCGCAACCTGGCGGCCTGCTGGCGCATGACCCCCGCGACTGCGCCGAAATGGCTGCTGCCGCAGTCCTACTACGAAGCCCTGGCGGCAGATTATTCGGCGTTGTTCGACACGCTCTACGTCAAGAGCAACAAGCCGCGCCACGCCGTCTTTCACACGATCAGCGACGACCCCTACTTCCAAGCCTTCGAGCAGTCTTACGCGATCATGGGGTTGGCGCTGGCCGATCTCGTCCAGATGCCGACCGGCAGCTATCCGAGCTGGAAGCAGCACCTCGACTTCTTTTTCGGCTTTATGGAGGGCATCACCAGCGCCACCAGCGGCTGGAACCGACAGTGCCCGCAGCCGCACGACGTGCTGGCGGAAGACCTCGACAAGCTCCCCTCACCATCGTGGGGCAGCGCCTGGGCGGGCTGGCAGCACATCTTCCAGACCGGCACCTTCCCCAATGCAGCCTCACCGGGCAACCAGCAGGGCGGCAGCATGGGGAACTGCTCGCAGATCACCGCCGCCTGCGCCGTCGCAAAACAGCGCGGCGTGCCAGCGGCGACCGACGCCCTGGCGTGGATGGACTACTTCGTCGACTACAACTACCCAAACAACAGCGACGCCAGCATGGGGATCAATTTTTACGCGAAGTGCGGTTTCTCATAACCGGGTGGAAACGGTACGAACACCAGCGTCACGAGGTCGTCGAACTCGCGCGAGAACACGACGCGGTAAAGCCAGCCGCCAGGAACCTCCAGCCGATAGGTCATGGCGGGTCCCGCGTCATCGTCGTCGACGACCTCCCAAGCCATGGGCTTAAGCCGGCAGCTTAGCCCACTGCTCGGCGATGATCCGCTCCATCTCACCGAGATCGGCCGCCGTCAGCGATCCCGGCGCGCGGGCCTGCTCGAGCGTGCGCTCGTTGGCGCCGAGCAGATCGGCAAGCTCGTTGGAGGACTGGCAGCGCCGCACCTTGGGCCCGAACAGCGCCAGCGCCCAGGTGCGGTAATCCTCTTTGTTGCGGTTTTTCGGCACGACGATCTCAAGCTCGGGCCGCATCATCGAGGACACGTGAAATGGCGGCGGCTCGGTCGGCGGCATGCGGTGGTGGTCGACCTCGTCCAAACCAAAGGGGTCGCCGTCGCCTGCCGGCGTCGCGTGGGCGGCCTGTTCTTCGGCTGGTGCCTCTGGGGGCGGCGGTGTTTCCTGCTGCTCCTGCGGCTGCGCTTGCCGCGGCACACGCCTTGAAGGGGACCCCCGACCCGGCTTTTCTGGGGGGGAGATTGCCGGGTCAGGGGCAGTCTGCTGTCGCTGGTCCGTGGGGGCGACAACAGGCTTTGGTTTCCGCTCCTCATAGGCGCGGGTCAGCTCGACCGCGAGATCGCCAAACCCGGCGGCGGCGAGAAATTCGATCGCGGGCTGGTTCGATTCCCACCAGCCGTCGAGCCGCTGGGCACCGAGCCGGGCCGCTTCATCGAGGCAGATGCGCATCGCCTCGGCCGCGGCGCCAGCGCTGGCGTAGATGTTCTCGACGCCGTCCAGATCCACCATCGCGAACTCGGGGCCGGTCGGCGGCTCGGTGCGGCCGATGTGATAATGCTCGCGCTGCGGTTCCGGCTGGCGAGCCATGCCGGGGCCGAGATCCGGCCCGATTTCCACTTCCTCGTCGTCGCGGTCGAGCACTCGGCGCAATTCCGAGGAGAACGGAGCTTGTTTTGCCGCCCTTCTGAGGGCGGTTTTTTTGGCGGCTTCCCAGTAGAAACTGCTCCACATCAGGCTGTTCTTGGCGCGCGACACGTTGCGGGCGGCCTCGATCATGCTGCGGTCGAGTACATCGCGGATCACCTCGCCGTTGCGCAGGCGGATGATGGCATAGGCCCCGATCACCTGGCCGCGCGGCACGCCGAGCGGCGGCGGCTCATGCTCGATGTGCGCGTTATCCCCGAGCCGATAAGCAAAATGGTCTTTTTCGAATACCGCCTCGGCAACCGCGCTGACAACCTCGCCTGATTTGCGCATGCGCTCGCGCAGCCCGGCAACCATTGGCATATATGTAGCTACGTCCATCTTACGAACGTGGTCGATGCCGGTCTGCGGGTCGCGCGTCTTGACGTCGCTGCGGAAAACCACCAGCGCCGCCTGCCGTCCATCGGGGATCAACCCATCGACCGCGCACCGCATCGCCGCATTGAACAGCGAGCGCCGATCGGCATAGAGCAATTCCGGATTGGTGCTGACGGCGGTGACGAGAACCCGTTTAAACCGCTCGACCGGGATGTCGGCCGGCAGCGCATCGCGCAAGTTCGGCGTGTAGTCGTCGAGGTCCTGGCGAAACCGCTCGGCCAGGTTCTGCCGCGGCGCCGGTTGCGCGGGCGCCTGCTGCTGCGGCCGGTCCATGCTCTGTGCCACGTTACTTTTCTCCCCTTGATTCGAGGTGTTTCGCCAACTCGATCGCCTGCCCGCGGCCGGGCCGCCAGCTGTCAACCATCGACTTCGCGCAGCTGCTGCAACTCCTGCAGGCGTGATCGGAGCCAAGGAATATGCGTGTCCCGCCGGTAGCAGCCGCACGATTTGATCTCACCGCTGCGCAGGCGGGTGCCGCGCACCCGGTGGAGGCTGCCGCAATCGCACTGGCAGAGCCATTCGGCGTTGTTGTTGGCGCTCTCAGCCGTCGGCACGCGGGACAGCACCACCAACCGGTGGAAGCGTAGTCCGAGTAGGTTGATGGCGTCCTTGCGGGGTGCCCGCCTGTAGCCGAGCGCCGCTGCGCGTACCCGCTTTTCGCGGATCGCCCCGATCTGCTTAGCGTCGGACACTGACCCCCCCCTCTTCGACCCAGGCGCGCACGCCATCCATCACGACGCCGTTCTCGACAGCAGCGACGCCGAGATCGCGCAGCTCGTGCTCGGTGATGTCGTTGACCAATTTTTCGACCTGCGAGCGGCGGGGCGATTTCAGAATGCCGCGCAGGCGTTTGTTAAAATCCTCGACGACGAACTGGATTACCCGGCGCCTGGTCGTCTGCCCAAGCTGCGAGCGGGTCGGCTCATGTCGCACCGCCGCGGCGCGCCGCGCCAGCTGCTCGGCCTGGTCCCGGGCGCGCACCGCCTCGAGCTCGGCTGTGGGATCGGTTCTGCCTTCCTTCGCCTTGGCTTCAGCAGCGGCCCTGGCGGCCTCGGCCTCGGCTTCGCGCTGGCGTGCTTCCTCGGCCAGCCGCCGCCGCTGGCCCGCGACAATGGCGCGCTGCTGGTCATCCCATGCCGTCAGCATCCGGCTAAGCCCGTCGCGCCCTGACGTGCCGCCGATCGCCATCGTCAGCTTTAGCTTCAGCGCGTCGTAACTGTGGTTGATCCGCGCCGTCGCATCTCGATAGGGCTTCGTCCTGGCCAAGCGAGTCTTATCGAGCTCGTCATGTAGCTCTTTCATCTGGCGGGTGAGATCAATGACCTTGCCGGCGGATTCCTCATCGACAATGACGCTGCGCGCCGCGACCGCCAGTAACTGGTCGGCGCGGGCGCGGGAAGGGGCGAGCTCCTCGTCGAGCGCCTCGGCGAGCGGTGGACGGTTATGATGCCGATCCGGCACAAGCCCCCTCAGCGCGCTGATTGCTCGGATTTGATCCTCCGACCCCTCGGGCCAATGAATGATGGCATGCGCGATGTCGGTCGCCGACATGCCGGCATATTCGTCGAGATCCGGCAGTGCCTCGGCTTCGGCGAGCAGCTGGTTGATCACCGGAACGCTCCCATCAAGAAAGCGGTACCGGCGACGGCGCATGCCCAGGCACTCAGCAGGAATGACATGCGTGCCATATGGACGATGTCGCGCTGCACGTCGGCGACCATGCCGACCAGCCGGATCAGGTCGAGCAACGGATGCAATCCCAACGGCAGATTTCGGTGCGGCTCGGCCTTATCCGGCGCCGGCACCGGCTTGCGCCAGGGCGAGGGCATTTTCATAGGAGCGCGTTCTCCCGTTCGAAATCCGGCACCGGCAGATCGGCCGCGGCGATCCGGCGGCGCGGCTTCAGCACGGGGTCGTCGGGGTTCTGCCGCTCGGCCCAGCGCAGCGAGTCGAGCCGCCAGCGGTATTCTGCCTCGCTGCAGGGCGCCGCATAGCGCCAGTGCGTCGGCGGGTGAGCCGGGCGCGGGTCAGTCATCGAGAACAGCCGATCGGCGAGCTGCTCGGGCGGCACCTCGACGCCGGCGATGTCGGCGCGCGGGTATAGCGAGAGGCGGCCGCGGTCGAGCCGGTTGTCGGGCTCGCCCGGCTCGTGGTCGCAGAACCATAGCCGCGCCGGCACGAGCGGCCCGTAGCGCGCCAGCCGCAGGACGAAATGATGCGCGATCATCGCCGCCCCTTCGCCGCAATCAGCCCGTCGACCAGCCGCCCCTGGAAATCGCCCGCCATTCCCTTTCCCTCGATCAGCGCGAGGACCCGGCCGCCGGGCTTGGCGCGTACGATCTGCCACGTCTGCACGACGGTCGCCTCGCCATCGGTCGCATCGCGCCACGGGCAGATGATCACCGCATCGGTGCCGCCTGCAGGGGCAACGAGGTGATACATGCCGGTGACTTCCGGCTCGCCGCGCTCGATCAGCATCGTTCGCGCCAAGTTGCCTGCGCCGCGCACCAGCGCATGCAGATCGGTCACAGCTGCATCCGTTTCTGGACTAGGTATCTTTCGAGGCCATGCCACCGCAGCACGCGCAGCGCTTCCTTTAGTGCCTCTTCCAATCTCTCGGTTCGCTGCTTTTCGAACGCGAGTTGTAAATACAGCCGGTCTTCGTCTGTCATAGCTGGGGCTCGCCGCCGAGGTAGATTCTGAGCTTGGCTTCGGTCTTGATGTAGCCACTGTGGGTCACCTGCGCCGGCGCCTCGACGATCGCGGTGACCACGCTGCCGCGGTCGATCGCCACCGCCACCGGCATATTGGCCTGCCGCGGTATGTAGCCGACCTGCAAGCCGCGGTACTGGCAGGCAACCGCGTAGGCGTCGTGCTGATTGGCGGCTTCGCGGATCAGCTGCACGGTATCGCCCGGTTTCATCGCCGCAATTGCCGCGATCGCCCTGTCACCGCGCCAGCGCGTGCCGACGATCACGGTCGGGATCTCGGCGGTTTCGAGCAGTGTCGGCATCCCCTATTCCCCCTTCTGTAAGTCCTGCCAAACATCGATCAATCGCCGCGCTCGCAACCGGGCCCGCCGGTCCAGTTCGGCTTGCTCCACTGGCGCGGTGCGGTGCAATTCGCGCAGGCGCTCGGCAATCGCCCGGTAGTCGTCGGCGATCACCGCAGGCTCTCCAGCAGCACCCAGCCGAGGAAGGCGAAGATCCCCAGCTCGACGCCGAGCGCCAGCCACCACAGCCAGGTTCGTCGTTCGTAGACGGGCAGCAGCGTCAGCCAGGCGGGCGGCACGCGGTTCACGCGGGCGTCTCCAGGAGGCGCAGATGCACCGCCCGCAGCGCGGCGAGCTCGCGCTCCTCGGCTTCCGTGTTGGCCAGGATCTGGCCCAGCGTCGCGATGATGCCGCGGCGCCGCCGGATTTCGGCCTCAAGCACCTTCAGCGCATCGTCGCGTGCGATCTGGACCGGGTCGGGAAAGACGTCCTCCCAAACCACCGGCGGCGGCTGGTAATCGGGCTCCTCGTGCCAACCCCGGACGACCAGCACCGGGCGCATCTCGTCTGTGGCACCGCAGCGGATGACGTCCCAGCAGCACCAGCCGGCACCTTCGGCAATCATCGCTCGGATGATCGGAGCGGCGCACGTCTTGACGCTGACCCCGGCGGGGACCCACTCGACGACGCGGTAGGCGGCGGCGGTCATTGCGCGGCTTCCTCGTCGGCAAGGGTGACGAGCCTGCGGACGGCGGCACAGTGCAGGCTCAAGATCTCTGCTCGCAGGCTGCGGGTCGCGTCGGCGTTGTCGGTGCGATGACCGGCGACCCAGGTGGCGGTGAGGTCGGCCAACACGGCGGCCTGCACTTGCGGGGCTTTGCAGGAGAGCAGGCGGCCGACATAGCGAGCCGTGAGCTCGGCCTCGCGCAGCACCTCGTCACTCATGGCCGCCTCCGGAACAAAGCTGAAACGCCAAAATCTGGTGACGTTTTTGGTGGCGTTTGGTGGCAGAAAAGCCCCGAATCGGCCGTTTTCCGTTCTTGCAATGGCCTCCGCAAAATGCCTATAAGCCCTTGACCGGCAACGGTTCGGGGCGTAGCGCAGCCCGGTAGCGCGCCTGCTTTGGGAACACCTGACCCACCTCGGCTAAGCCATTTATTTATCACGGGTCCCGCCCTCCGAAACGAGACTTGGTGGCACTTTGGGTGACATTAAGTCAGGCAGGAGTTCTAAAGCTTCAGCGGCTTGCGCTGCTTTTCTTAGGTGCTCATGACAGCTATGGAAAACGAACCGCGATTGCCCGTTCGGCTTTACGAATAAGGCCATCGGCTGGTTGCGTTCCGGTCCCTGCTTCCGCAGCTTAGCCGTTTCGCACAGCCAATACTGGCAGGCCTCGCCGGCAGCCCTGATGCCTTTGAGGTCTTCTTCGTGTATCGACCACTCCATCCTCTTCACCCTCCCGGCTTTGCGACTGGCCGCAGAACGGCCCACTGTCGGGTTGCTGCCTCCATCGCGGCGCGCACCTGGCTCGTGTCGGAATTGGCATAGCGCGCCGTCGTCGCGATGTCGGCGTGCCCGAGCATTTCCTTCACGACGTTGAGGTTGCCGCAGGCCGCGAGCGTCCGCGTCGCCGCGGTGTGGCGCAGGTCGTGGAAGCGCAACCCGGGCAGCCCGATTACGTCGCGTGCGCGCATCCAGTCCTTGCGCCAGCCGTCATGGGTGAAGGGGTAGCGGGCGCCCTTTACCTGCATGACCCCTTGATGCGGGTCGTGGCGATTACGCCCGCAAATGTACGTAAATACGATCTCGCGATGGCGCCCCTGCTCGCGCGCCAAGAGCTGCGCCAGGGCGTCGGTCAGCGGCAGCACCAGCAGCTTGCCGCCCGGCCGCCTGCTCTTCACCCGGAACGTGATCGCGCGGCCCTGCCAGTCGATCTGGTCCCAGCGTAGCCCGATCGCGTTCTCTAGCCGCACGCCGCTGATCAGCGCGAACTCGATGAGTGGCCAGTAATCCGGCCGCAGCGCCTGGAACAGATCGGTTTCCTTGGCAGCGGACAGAATCGTCTGCGCCTTGTCGGGCTCGGGCAGCATGACCCGGCGCCAGTCGATTTCCGGCACCAGGGCGCGCCAGTGGCGGGCGGCGATGATGACTGAGCGCAACAGCCCGATCTCGCGATTGATCGAGGCGTTGGCGCGGTCGCGCAGCTCGACCCGGCCGGTCTCGGGGTTGCGCGCGCGGCGCACCCGGCGGCGGGCGACGTAGTCTTCGAGGTCGCGGGTGCCGAGACGGTCGAGCGCGGTCTCGGCACCGAGCTCGGCGATCAGCGTCTGACTGTGTCGCCGGATGTCGCCGGCGCTTCGGACGTGCGCGCCGCGGGTTTCCCAATAGCGCCCGAGCGCTTCGCTGAGCGTGATCTGCGCCCTGGCCGCGCCGCCGGGCGTGCTTCGACCAGCCTTGGCGGCGGCGAAGATAGCGGCGGCTTCGGCTTCGGCGCCGTCGCGGGTGTCCGCGCCAAGGCGGTCGCGAAATCGACGACCTCGGACCTGGAAATTGCAATACCAGCCGTCCCGGCCGGGCCGCTCGAGGATAAGGGATGGTCGCCGCAAGGTCCGCGCTCCTGCTGGGTGAGGTAATGGGCGAGATCGGAGGGTTTGAATTTGCGCCGGCTGCCGACCAGCACATAGCGCAGTCGGCCCGCCTCGATCTCCTGGGTCAGCGTCTCGCTGGTGATGCCAAACGCGCGACAGACCTCGGTTTGCGGGATCAGGAGGCGGCCTTGCGCCAGCTCCACGATCCGCTCCCAGAGGTCAGGGTCGATGCTGGCTGTGGGGGCAGCCATTGGGTTAATCCTTTACCGGCGTATCCTCGCCATCCTAGCCATGAAAATTTTCAGCCTCAAGGGGGCACTTGAAATTTTTCAGAGGGCGCGTTTTGATGGGGCGGGGGATCTAGAGGGCGCGTAAACGATGCCATCGGAATCCAAAAAACTGCCGCCGCTCGAATTCGAGACGATTGATAAAGCCCCGGTAAAACCAGGAGAAAAGTTCGGTTGGTGCGTGATCGCTCCTGGCGGCGATCATCCCTACGCCATCGCCCACTGGAACGGCGAGGGCTGGTTCGGCACCGATGGATTGCCCAGAGAACCGGAGATCTACCGGTTGTTGCCGCCGCGCGATTAACCCTCCCGGGGCTTTATCGCGGAAAGGACGGCACTCACCAGATTGGGGATGTCGTCAGTAGACGGGTGAGTCGGCGATAAGGCGACATAAAGATGGGAGGCTAAGGTAGAAACCATCGCCAATTTGACAAGCTCTTCTGACCTATCTGGCTGTCCCACTGTCCCGGCGGCAATGAAAAGCATGGGGTCTTTTTGGGCGGCATCAGCCAAAGCCAGTATCTGCTCAATGCTGCGGCCGTTTCTTTTGGCTTCTGTGCAATGACTGCTGGGGTCAACCCCGGCCCGTTTGTAGAGCGCGTTTATCGAGATGCCAAGATTTTCGGCGCAAGCGGATACGAATTCTTTATAGGCTTGATCATTCCAGCGACGAACGCGGTTCACCTTAGCCGCCGGCGGTGGATCGCTCGGGACAGTGCTGCTTGTTTTCATGACCAACTCGCTGCCGCAAAATTTTCCGGCTGCTGACGCAGAATATATTCCATGCGGCCCGTTTTGGGAAATTTTTCACACAGGCGCAAGAGGGCTTGTCGTGATGAAAATTTTCATCAAAACTGCCCGCCATGGCGATCAGCATCGAGCACCTACTCACGCTCGCAAGGGCCTATAGCGAGGCGACCGGCGTTGCATTGACCGGGGTCGGCCAGCGTGCCTGTGGAAACAATCGGGTCTTCACCCGCTTAGCCGAAGGGCGCGGGGCCAACGTGCTGACTATGGAGCGCGCCGCCCAGTGGTTCGTCGCCAATTGGCCGGAAGATGCCGCCTGGCCCGCCGCTATTCCGGGTGGGCCGATGATCACCCCACCGCCGCTGCGGGAGCCCGCCAAAAGCACCGCCGCTTAGAATCAATTCTACTGAGGGGGAAGCCCCAAATGGCTCAGTCGCTATCGGCCGCCGCCGAAGCTCCCATCTCCAACAGCGCCGCCCGCGCCGAGACGATCCGCAATGCGGTGCAGCAATTGGCCCAGTACGACGCCCAAGTCAAACGACTGCGCGGGGAGATCAATGAGTTCAAAGCAAAGACCATAAAAGGCGAGTTGGGATTCAAGCTCGCCGATTGGAACGCGGTCTACCGGGTGTCGCAGCTCGAGATCGAAGACCGCGACACGCTCCTCGAAACCATCCGCGAGGGCTTTGCCGCCCTCCATATCGGCAGCGTCGTGGACTGGGTGGCGGCGTTGGAAACTGCGCAGCGCCGCAACGGCGCCGCAGCGCCTGACGAAGCGGCCCGCACCGCCGGCCGCCAGGACGGGCTCGGCGGCGTCATCGATCACGCCGAGCGCTGGCCGCAGGGGGAACCGGGGCACGCCGACTACATGCTGGGGCTGAATGACGGCGAAGCCGAGCGCGCGCGGGTGATGGCGATGGGGCTCGGGGCGCCGAAGCGTAGCCGGGGCCGGCCGCGCAAGCCGAAACCGGAGGCCGGCGCGCAGGCATAAGCCCGCGCCATGAAGGCACTGGCGCTCGATCCCGGCGGCCTGTGCGGTTTCGCCACCGGCGAGCTCGGCGCGGACCCGCGCTGGGGCACGCACCGCACGCCGCGCAATGTGTCGACCGGCGAGGCGCTGTCGTCCTTCGCCGGCTGGCTGCGCGAGCTGCTCCTCGAGGAGCGGCCGGACCTGGTGTGCTTCGAGTCGCCCTTCATCCCGATGCTCGGCGCGGAAATCCCCCGCAACGCCGCCACCGTGCGCCGGCTGCACAGCTATGCCGGGATGATCGAGGCGGTGTGCTGGCGCCTCAAGATCAAGGTCTACGAGGCCAGGCCGAGCGAGATCTGCCGGCACTTTACGGGTCGCGGCTCGTGGGGCGGGCGGGAGAAGAAAAAAGCCGCCACGGTGCGCACCTGTCTCGCCTTCGGCTGGGATGTCGCCGGCGCGGTCGATGCCGCCGATGCGCTGAGCTTGTGGGCCTATGCCGAGGCGGTGCTGGACCCCGTCGCCGCCGCCCAGCGGCGCGCCCGCCTCGGGCTCGAGCTCGCCCTCCACCCCGAAAGCGATGACGCCGCGCGAAGGGGAATCACGCGGCGCCGATCACGCTTGGCAGACCACCGGCGCAAGGGGAATGCAGCCAATGGCAGAAAATCAAATACGGCGACAACCGGCCAATTGCAACTCGCCGCCGGCTGATTTCCGCCTGGTCGAAATCGAGGTAGCGCGCGGGCCGAAATCCGAGGCGCTGGTGCATGTCAGCGTGCCGGTGCGCCGCGTGCTGGCGCGGACGCTGTCGCGCTTCCGCGACCGAATCGAGAACGGCGAGGTGGCATGACCGCCTGGGAAAGCCCCGGCGCGGCGGCGGCGCACGCGCTGCACGAGCGGCTCGAGCTCGACGAGGACACCGCCAAGACCGCGGTCGACATCGTGTTCGAGAACTTGGTCGACCCCGACCGCGACATGCTGCAGGCCGGCGCCGCCGAGATGGCGCCCTCCCTGCCCAAGGGGGGAGGGCGTGGCTACGGGCGTGACCTCGCCGCCCTCGTCTGGCGCGCCATGCTGCAGCGGGCGCGGCCATGAGCCGCCGCCGCAGCTACCAATACACCGAGGCCGAGATCGCGCACTTCGCGGAATTTCGCGAACAGCGCGCCGAGCTGACCCCGCGCGAATGCAACCACCGCGAGGTCTGCTGGGTAACGACGGGGCCGCCGGCGATCAGCCCGTCGGGGCACTGCCTCGGCTGCAATGGTATTCCGCGAATGCACTGGCGGCACGCGCGATGATGATCGATCTCGAGGCCGAATACCTCGCCGCGCTCAGCGATACCTCGCCCCTGCAGCGGCGCGAATTGCTCCGCGCCGGCGTGCCGCAGCACGCGATCGACCTGGCGGGCCCAGCCTATGCCCGGGTGCGCCCGGTGGGCCGGCTGCTGTTCGAGCCAAATCCCGACAGCGAGCTCGGCGCCTTCATCCTGCCAGTGCGCGCCGACTACCCCGACACCCCGGAAAGCCCCGACCCCGAAGCGGCGGTGGGCGGCGGCGACATCCTCGACCTGGTGGCGTTCGAGCCGGAGCTCGGCGCCCGTTGGCTGCTGCGCACCGGTAACGCCGAATGGCTTGGGTCCTGCCCGCCGCAATACCTCGACCCGCCGCCCGTGGCGCTCTACCGCTCGCCAATCGACTGGCTGCGCGCCGGCTGCCAGGGGCTGGTGTGCCTGGTGCGGGCCCCGTTCGAGATCCTGCGCTTCCTGGCGCGCTTCACCGCCATTATCGTCGATGACCTGACCCACGCCGCCGAGCTCGAGGTGCTGCTCCGCCACCCGTTCCTGTCACCCACCATTCTTGTCCGGGGGAGTTCATAAATGGTCGACATCCACTCCGACGGCCGCCCAATCCGCAGCCTGTTCGAAAACGATATCATCGAGCTCGAACGCGCCCGCGAGGCCAAACGCCAGCGGCTCGCCGCCGCCAACCCAATCAAAAGCTTCGCCGCCGGGGCGCGGCTCTTCGATATCGTCGCAATAACACCTCGGGAATGGCTGATGGGAACCAGCTTCTGCCGTCAGTTCGTGTCCTCCATGATCGGCCAAGGTGGCGCCGGCAAAACCGCCGTGCGATACGCCCAATACCTGGCGCTGGCGACGGGGCGCCCAATCACCGGCGAGCACGTGCATTGCCGAAGCCGCGTGCTCCTCCTGTGCTACGAGGACGACCTCACCGAAATGCTGCGGCGGTTCGGGGCGCTGATGCTGCGCCACGGCATCACCGCCGAGGAGATCGGCGACTGGCTCCACCTCGCCGTCATGCCGCCAGGAGTCACCTTGTTGCGCACCGAACGCGGCGCCCAGGTCCCCGGTATCCTCGACCAGGCGCTGCGCGACAAAATCGAGGAGCTGCAACCCGACCTCGTCGCCATCGATCCCTTCGCCCGCGCGCACGGCCTCGACAACGAGAACAACAACGCCGGCATGGCCACCGCAATGGGACTGCTCTCAAGCATCGCCTGCGAATGCAATATCGCCATCGACCTCTGCCACCACACCCACAAAGGGTCCGCCGAAGCCGGCGACGCAGGCCGTAGCCGTGGCGCTTCCGCCAATATCGACGCACAGCGCCTTGCCCGCACTCTCACCGTGATGTCAGCCGACGAAGCCGCCCGCTTCGGAGTGCCGGAGGGCGAGAGGCGGCATTACGTGCGCGTGGACGACGGCAAGGTGAATTTGGCCCCCGCGGGCGAGGCTATGTGGTTCCACCTGGTGGGCGTGCCGCTGGGCAATGGCACCCCCCAGTACCCAAACGGCGACACCGTCCAGGCCGCCGTGCGATGGCACCCACCAAATGTCTGGGACGGCCCGCTCGCCAGTTTCGCCGCCATCTATGACGAGATCGATGCCGGCTTCGACGGCCGGCGGTACAGCGCCAGCAATGCATCCAAAGACCGTGCCGCATACAAGGTCGTCCAGCGCCACCTCGACCGCACCGACGCCCAAGCCCGCCAGATCATCAACAACTGGGTCCGCGACGGCGTGCTGCGGGTCGAGGAATACGACGATCCCAAGCGCCGGCAAAAGCTGCCGGGGCTCTTCGGCAACCCCGCCAAACGGCCAGGCTAGTGCAACCCTTAATATGCCCAAACGGGGGCATTTCATTCGTGCCTCATCCGTGCAAGAGGCTGCCCGCACGAACGCCGGAATCCCCTAAGTAAAAAAGCATTCGGGCAGAAGCGCCCGAATAGCTTTTTCCCATTAGGAGGTGATCCGGTAACGCCGCCGCGCGCAGTTCGGAGAACTCAACCTAAGCGAGCAGACCTGCGGCCTACGATGAACCCACCAAACGCGCGCGCCCGCGCGGCAATCGGAGGCGGAATAATGCTTGACACCAATGCCCTCAATTTGCAGCGTGATCGGCAACGCTTGCCAGACCAACCCTGGACCGCCCCACAACTCCGAGACCGCCTCGCCGAAGCCGCCCACACCCTGCGCAGACTGCCATGGCCCAAACACGGAAAACCCCAGCCCGAGCGCGCCCTGTGGCCAGACGTCGCCCACGACTGGATGGCCTACGGATGGCAAGCAGCCCGCCTCCAGCGCATCCCGCCTACCGCACAGGAAGTCTCCCGCATGGACGAGGTACTCGCGTGGCTGCTCTGGCTTACCCGCGACCAGCGCCTCATCCTCTGGGGACGCGCAAACCACTGGGCCTGGGCCAAACTGGTCCAGCTCGATGACCTCGAACGCAACGGCAACGGCCGCCGCGAACGCCAACTGCGGCAGATCCTCGGCGACGCCGAAGCCCGAATCCTGGCCAAGCTCAATGGCACGCCCGGACGCATCGTGGTGTGACACTTTGAGCGACATCGCGGCAAACTGGGGTGTCACCAACCCGCGCATTGCCCGGCACGGTGACGGGTGGCAACCTATCGACACCGCGCCACGTGACAGCACGGTGATCCTGACATGGGTGCCACGCAACGGCCCGATGATCGCATACTGGGGCCGCTCCAACGCACTCAATCGACCAGCCTGGATCGGTGGTCACTGCCGGGTCGATCACATCGATCAGCCGACGCACTGGATGCCATTGCCGGACCCGCCGGCAGCGAAAGTGACACAACTGTCCCATATCGTGTCGGAGCGTGAGGCATGACTGACGACGCGCCGAATGCCTGCCTGCAAGGCGACGATGCTGCCGTGAGGGACAACGACGCCGGCCGCGACCACGTCCCGTCTCCAGACTGCTGGTGTCACCCCGACGAAGTCGAACCCGGAGTGTTTGTCCACCGCGAGGCGCGGTAGTGACGGACGTGATCACCTTTCGCCGGGTGAGTTTGTATGAACGGTTGTCGATGCTCATCCCCTCCGTTCGTCGCGCTAAGCATGCGAGGATGGAAGCTGCAATCGCCGCCCTTGTCCATAATCCCGAGTTGCCTTGTGTTGTCGAAGGGTACTTCATCCCAAACGGATACGGCAGCGCAGTGGCAGTGACACAATGACCCGCGACGACTTGCTGGAAGAGTTGCGCGCAGTGGCACAGGAAGCAAAACACGAGTCGGCCGAATCTCACCGCACTGCCATGAACTCGTACGGCGCCGGATATGATGCCGGGTTCTTCGCCGGTATCGAAAGAGCTACCGGCTTATTGTTGGACTGCGAGGCAGTGACACAATGACGCGCGATAAGTTTAAGGACCTCTTCAAGCGCAAGGGCCGCGGCGGGCGCTGATGTCACTGCAACAGCCCGCTGCCCCACGCAGGCGCGGCGGACGCAACGGCTCCGAAAAGGTCTACACCGAGGAACTCGCCGAAGAGATACTCGACAGGCTGGCCGCCGGTGAGAGCCTCGCTGCCATATGCTCCGATCCCGCTCTCCCATCCGAAAAGACCGTCAGATACTGGGCTATCGACGAGAATGGGCCCCCGGGTTTCGCGACGAGGTACGCTCGCGCGCGGTCTGTCGGTTACGAGCGGTTGGCTGACGAGGTGATCGCGATCGGTGACACCGAGTGCATCGGGCCTGACGGTTTCGTTGACAATGGCGCGGTGCAGCGTGCCAGGTTGATGTCTGACAATCGCAAGTGGCTGCTCTCCAAGCTGCTGCCGAAGCAATTCGGCGACAAGGTGACGCAGGAGCTGGTCGGCGATCCGAACGCGCCGATCGTGACGCGCATCGAGCTGGTGCCGGTAGCGCCGCTGACGCGGCTGCCGAAGCGTCGCGACGATGGGGGAAGCGATGATGGATCGATTGGGTGATCGCCTCGTAACCCATTGATATCAGCTGACGTGTTGTCGGATGGGATATCCGCTTCCTCGCGCGTACATAAGATAAACAGAGTCGCCGCCGCGCCTTGTCGGAGGGCTGATGCCCCTGGCCCCATGGCGGCCCCGCTGCCCCCCCCCTGGGGCACCCGTCAGAAAATCTGGTTCCATCTCGGCGGCTGACGGCCCCAGCCCGCCCCCCTTTTCCCCCTCACCCGGCGATATTTTTTT